GTGTTGTAAAGTTTACCACTACCCTTAAATGGTAGCTCTTTCTTTGCAACGTTGATAATGTAAGTCTCTTTGGGATCTAAGTGCTTTATCGCTGTTGATTTTCCTGTCCCTGTTTCACCAACAACTCCTATTAATTTTGAACTCATTTTTTAAAATATTTATTATTATTTAGTTATTACAAATATACGAATTTTCTACGTATTTTATCTTAGTTTTGTCAAAGAACTCTAGTGCTTTTTGCAACCATTTCAGCTCAACATCTTTGTCTGATGATATGATATAAATGTGCGATTTCTTATCAGGAGTATCATACTCCATAGCCATACATCTATTTATCTTTTGAGCTAAGTTCTCTGCATTACTATCAAAGTAGTTTATTATTACTTTGTTAAGTGGCTTGTATGTCACACCGGTGTTACCAATCTTAACAACAGCCATGTGATTACCTTCACCTTCAGCAAATCTATTGAACGCTTCTTTGTCCTTAGACTTACTATGATGGGATGGTATACCCAGTGAGTCTGCTATTCTTGTTATACCACAGAATACTAAGATACGCTCGTCGGGATTGTTTCTTAGTATCTCTTTAGTTTTATTAAGCTTAGCCACACTGTTCTGTATGATTCTCATACGTGCTAGTCTATGAAACATAGTGTTAGCACTCGTGTACATCATCTTATTAATTTGGCTACTGAGGAAGTTAAACTGTTGAAGTTCTGTTTTCTTTATCTTCTTCTTTGTGTACTCGTTAATAACAGTGTTGTCTAGTGGCACCTGGATTACTGTTATCTCGTAGTCTGTTATAACTCCCTCTTTTATAGCCTCTTGTATTGTATACTCTGCCATGACTTCTATACCAAGCTCTAATCGCAGATCTCTCTTGGTCCACTTAGATAGTGTTCCTGTCAATCCTAGAACATATAGATTCTTTTCAAACAGTTCCTGACATACGTCTCTCTGTGCTTGTGATAACAGGTGTATCTCATCAATGATGATGATATCCCATACATCTACATGCTTATGCAGAGATCTATGTGTTGTATACATTACATTGTCGTTCTTATAACCCAGCAGTTCAAACTCATCTATCCAAGACTGTTTAATCTTGTTATCTGGATAAGCTATCAGTACATGTGGATTATCAAATTTGTTAAGTATATGGATTGCAGTTCTAATCTTGCCAAACCTGGGGCATAGATTTAGAATCCCAAACCTCCCATGGTTCATCCATGTATTAGCAAACTCTTCTTGTCTTTTATCTCTTATTGTCATGGTAAGAAAAATGATTTATTTACTACAGACTGATAGTCTGCATCTGTTATATCTATACGCCTTGGTAACTCTTTGAACATACCTATCTGGCCCAAGAAACCTAGACCTATTCGTATGTCATCCTCACCATAGCTGTTCTTAATTACACGCAAGCTTCTGAAGTACTTGCTTCCAAAGTCATCCTTAAGTTTATTCAAGTCATAACCTGATGGGTCTGAAACCTTGTATCTCATAGGATCAAACAAAGCCATACATATATCTGAATCGTTCTGTGTAGTAGAACTATCAGCAAAGTCTTCCATCTGTGGCTCAACATCACCATTCTTTATCCTGATAGGATTAGATATGGACCTGTTGAACTGACTAACAACAACTGGTGAGTATCCATAGAAGTCACGTGCATACCTGAGCTCATCACTCATCTTGTCAATCGCTTGCTTCTTAGTAGGCTGTGCACTGGTAGTCTTCAATAAACCTATGTGGTCCAACACAACTAGTGTTATCTCATTAGGATCTTTAGGTATGTATCTCTTGTTATACTGGTCCACCTGTACTATCTCACCACGCTCAAGTGCATAAGCTTTGAGATCTTTAGCAATACCTACTGGGTTCTCGGGCCCATCTATAATGGTGACTATCTCCATGAGTTTATTCATGTAGTCCTCGTACATAAGAAACAAGTCATGCTCGTCCTTAGTCATTCTAGTAGTCCAACCTAGTAACTTATTAACAGGAATGATTACACCTTGGTCCATGAATATCTTTCTACATGTCCACTTAGCTAGCTTGTAAGTCTGACTACGTTCCATAGATCTATACCACACCTTGATTCTAATACCAGATGCTCTACCTTCTTCAGATAGGGCCCAGTCTACTGGATTAAGAACGAATGCATCATCAATAAAGCTAGTCTTACCTGAACCGGTGAGTCCACCTATCAAGTAATACATGGCTCTACGTATACCTATATACCTATTTAGTCTGTCAAATCCCATAGGTATACCACCATTTCTACCAGCTAGACCTTTGTCTACCTCCTCTTTTAATAAGTCAAATCCCATTTCTTTTCTTGTTTATTTCTTTCTTTATCTCCAGTTTATTATACATCTTCTTCCAATATATATGTCTTACTGCTTCTCCCAACTCAAAGTTGTTAGGATACTTTTTTACTAATTTCTTTAATGGTATTTTCATAATTATATATCTGTTGACCCAGTTGGTTCTGCAGGCTGGTCTTTCTCTTCTTCCATCAACTCTATGAATGCCTCATAGCTACGTTGATTAAGATATGTTAGACTGTTCTGCATATATGTGAGTCTGTTATTTCCTCTTTTCATAGATTCGAGCACCTTTTGCTCTACCTCATATTTTAATGCTGCGATAAGTTGGTCTGATGTATAGTCTCCCTCTAGTAATATAGCATCAAACTTAGTGTTACATGCTAGTTTATCTTTACGCAATGCTCGTGTGCCCCTGAACTTCTTACCTTGATAGGTAAATGTATCTGTACCAGGATATGTTTTCCACCACTCTGCAAATGCTGTAGCTTCAGGTTTCTTCTTTACAAACTTTCTTGTCTTATCCTCCCCAAGAAACTTTAACAAGTCAACACCCACGGTAGTCAACTTGTTATCATTCTCAGCTATTAGGCCCTTTCTTCTCACTGACTGATAGATAGCAGATAGACGCATACTATTCTCATAGAGTGGTTCTACGTCATACTCTGCTTCAATCAACTTCAGCAGATAAATGATGTCTAGGCTGTAGCTTCTCTTGATGAGCTCTTCGAACTTTTCTGGTGTTATGTGTAGCTTCATCGTTTAATTGTTTATTTAATTGTTGTAGTTCAATATATTCCCTCTCAGAAGAATAGAGCAGGTCATTAGCCTGCTCATGTATCTCCCAATCTAATCTAACAAACCCCATTATTTCTTAGGTTTGTTCTTTGACCCTTTAGGTCTACCTCTCTTCTTCTTAGCTGGTGCTTTGCCACCTACCCATGCCTCATTGACATTAGGAGTTGATGGATCATCACCTTTAAGTTGACCTTTCTTGTTACGTGCTCTTTTAGGAGCTGTAATCTTCTTAGGTTTAGAAGGTTCTTTATTTAGCACATACGATAAGAATAGTATCAGTGCTATAACACTCACGACGAATGCTACAATTGTAATGTGATCATTTTCCATATTTATTGATTTTAATTATTAATTTTTGATTTTTAATCCAAATTGCTCATTGAACCACTCTAAGCATGTTCTTGCTTTATTAGTATTAAACTTAAACACTTTCTTCATAGTTCTTATTGCGTAAATGTTAAACTCTTTACGCTGTTCACTGGTCATAGTCCAGTTGTACCACTCATCATCATCAAGTGTATCAGCCAATCGTTTACCGACCATATCTAGCTGATACTCAATCAGATGCCTCATGATATTTCCTCTGTTAACAGGTGCTCTTCTCTTCATGCAAATAAATTTAATTGATTAGGTGATACTTTAGTCTTAATCCTCTTCCCACCTGTTCGTATCTTATTTATCAGTTTCTCTGCTTTATGTATATAGTATGTATAGTTTACATTACCTAGATCTGTATTATCAGGTAGATAGTTACAAACTGTACACACCCAATCACCAGCCTCAGCTTGTGACCTTTTAACAGCCTTACTTGTTGACTCCTGCTTACGTACTTTGAATATCTTTTCACCAGTCTTAGACACATAGTATCTAATCAGTTTATTATACTCAGTACGTTCAGATGAAGTAGTGTGAATTCCCTCGAAATAGAAGTCTTTAGAAGCCTTCTTTCTGATACAGAAGTCAAACAAGTTAGGATGCTGTGTGATAGTATCCCTAACAGGAATACCATTCACATAATATTGCTCAAGAGCAAGAGGTACTATCCTAGCAGATTTGTTCTTATGCAGTTCAAAGTCCGTCAGGAAGTCCCCCTTCTTCTTGATATAGCCATCTGGTGTGATAGCTATGTAATCATTAACTGTGGAGAATATGATCTTTTGATAGTCCGTACGCTCCAGGATGTATTGTGTAGTAGTTTCCCACTCTTTATTTATCTCATGCATTAAGGGTATAAGATCTTTCTTAACCCGTATAGTTACACCATCTGTATTAGCGGAAATAACCTGTATGCCACTCATCTCATATTTTTCAATAAGCATCATCAAACTAAGCTCACCAGTGATAGTGGTGAACATAGTGAGTTGCCTATCATAGATCCATGAAAGCATATCGGATGATTTACCATAGACAGAGTTAACTGCAAGTTTAAGTGCACCGATGATACCCTTAGTCTTAGCATCTTGCTGTCCACTTTGCTTCATCTCTAATCTTTTCGAGTACATCTCTTGATATCCTCTCAAGAATGGAAGCCCTAAGTGTGCAGGATACTTTGCATTGTTGATAATGATTGCAGGATAATAACTAGCTACATCCCAGTCAATGATTTCGTACTCCTCATCAGCCTCAAAGATAGACGGTTTATTCTCAGTATGTAGACCACCTCGCATAAACGAGTATCTCATACCATAAAAGTCTATGTGTTCTTTGAAGTCATCTTGGAGTCCAAGTGTTAGTCCTCTGATATTATTAAGGAACTGTTGCAGCTGTTCAGTTTCAAACTTAACATAGTGTGCAATACAATTCTTAATAGCAATACTCTTTCTGAAATAACCTTTACGAGGTAGTTCCTTGATGTCAATATTCTTTTCATCACAGTAGTACTTCTTAATTATCTCATCACCTATCTTACTATCGGAATAATTTAGACACGGTATTCCAAACTCATCTTGTATATCGAGCCTCAATTGTATCTGATTATTACCTTGGTACAGTGGATGTTGAGTATCCCCTATTGTTATCTTATAGAACTCGTAAGTTGCATCCACATCATTAAAACAATACTGCAAGGTCTGGAATACTTCATCCCTTGTCATACCAGTCTTGCTATGATGTATAGGCATCTCTTCTATATTCTCGAGATCCATTTCAAACTCTAGCCTCTTCAGACTAACTCGCCTGTTCTTGTTATCATAGTGATGTATCTTGAACAGGTCTAGCTGCTGTAATGATAGTTCCCACTCACGATACTCCGGAAACACATCATAATTTGCATCATGTATTACATCAGCAGCCTTTAGTGCAATCTTCGCACAGATCTCTAGTCCAGTTAAGTCATGCCAGTTATCGTAGTTTCTGAGTATCCATTCTACTACCTGAGCATCGAAACGTAAGTTATTATAGCCTACCCAATGAGCGTCCTTATGCATATCTGTGTACTTCACGAAAGCATCTAGTTGGTTCTGCCATTTACTAATGGTAAAACTCTTAGGTGTCTTTCCTGGTTCCATGCACACAACTATGAAACACTCCTGCATAGTTTCTATATCGTATATAATTACGTTCTCAATCATCTTTAACTTTTTTATAATCTAAATAATCTAAATAAAATCCAATAGCCACCACAACATGTAGACCTACACTACTTAGTATTTCGTATAGGTCATGGAAGTTGTGTATAGATAGATGTATGTGGCCCACTATCCAAAAGGGTATAGCAAGCTGTTGACTAATCCATCTAATTAGAAAACTTACGAATTTCATGAA